CGACACGTCGATCGACCTCGACGCGCGCCGCGCGATGATCGAAGCCGACAAGGCCGCGCCCGACGGCGCGCAGCCGCAGCAGCAGCCCGCGCAGGGCGCCGCGAAGCCCGAGGGCGACGCTGGCCAGGGCGCCGACGCGGAGGCCGCGGGCGAGGCTGCGAAGGCCGACGGCGACGACGGCGCGGCGATCGTGCTGGTGGTGCCTGTCGAGCCGTCGACGCAGATCCCAGGTGGCACCACGCGCGCAGGCCTGCACCTCACGCTGGCGTTCCTCGGTTCCGCCGCAGACCTCTCCGCCGACCAGCGCGCGAAGCTGCGTGACGTGGTGACGGCGTGGGCGCGGTCGCACGAGACGATGCCCGCGACGCTGAACGGCGTGGGCCGCTTCGCTGGGGAGACGCTCGACCCGGTGTATGTCTCGCCCGACTGCCCGAAGCTCGCCGCGGCCCGCGAAGACCTCGTGCGCGACCTCGACGCGGCGGGGGTGCCGCTGCGCACGGCGCATGGCTTCATCCCGCACGTCACCATCGGGTATGTGCCGCGCAATGCGCCGACGCCGCCGCCCGGCAACCCGGTGCAATGCGTGTTCGACACGGTTTCGCTGTGGATCGCGGGCGAGCGCGAAGACTTCGAGATCGCGACCGGGGCGCCTCGCTCGTGATCCCCCTCGCGGCCCTCGCAGCGCACCGCCGTCGCCTCGTCGCGGCGAGCCGCGCGCGGCGCCCCGCCCGCGCGAAGCAGCTCCCCGCCGCCGCGCCCCCGTCGGCCGTCGTGGCGACGTACACCCGCGCGCTGCTCGACGTGACCGCGCAGGTGCACGCAGTGGCCCTCGAGGTGCTCCGCGCGGAGGGCCTCCTCCCGGCCGCGGCCCGCGTCGACGCCGCTGACGGCACCCCGCCGCGGCCCCCGCAGCTCGAGCAGCTTCCGCTGCCCGGCATCCCTTCGTCGCAGGTCGCGCGCGTCACGAGCCGCATGCGCGCGCGCATCCGCGAGGTCGTGAACGAGCGCAGAATCCTCTCGACGATCGACCACGTCGCCGAACTCGCGCAGCAGCACAGCCGCGCGCAGTGGCAGCAGCAGCTCCGCGCGGCGATGGGCGTCGACGTGACGGTCGGTGACCCTGACCTGGGGCTCCAGGTGCGTGCGTTTCGCCGCACGAACACCGACCTGATCAAGAGCCTTGTCGACGAGCACGTTGACCGCGTGCGCCGCGTGCTCTCCGACGCTGGCCACGGCACGCGCGTCGAAGAGATCGCTGAGCAGATCCAGGTCGCCACGGGCGCCACGGAGAGTCGAGCCGCGCTGATCGCGCGTGACCAGGTGCTCTCGCTCAACGCAGAGGTGACCGAAGCGCGGCACGCCGCAGCGGGCATCACGGAGTACATCTGGCGCACCTCGCGCGACGAGCGCGTGCGCAAAGAACACAAGCTCCTCGACGGGACGCGGCATCGCTACGACGACCCGCCCGTCGTCGACGCGCGGCGCGGCGAGCGCGCGAACCCCGGGACGTACTACCAGTGCCGCTGCACCGCAGAGCCGATCATTCCGGGCTTTGACGGGTGATGTCGCCAATCACTGTGCCACCACTGGCTAGCACTGCGGCGCGCGCCACCCGCACCATCCGCTCGCGATGGCACGCGCGACCCGACAGGACTTCACCCGCTTCGACGGCGTAGAGCCGTCGTCGGGTGGTGCTCTGCGGATCCCGGCGGCAGTCACGCGCGTTGGGGTGCTCGAGTACGAAGACGCTGACGGCAACCGCTGGGGCGAGCTGCGGCCGCGCGACGAGGTGTTCGCCGACGCGAGCCTCGCGACGCTGCGCGGCGCCGCGCTGACGGACCTGCACCCGTCCGAACTCGTGACGACGAAGACGTGGAAGCGCGTCGCCATCGGGCACGTCGGTGACGACGTGCGCGCCGAGGGTGACTACGTGCTCGCGAGCGTCATCGTGCAGGACTCGACCGCCGTCGAACGCGTCGAGGCGGGCGAGCGCCGCGAGGTGTCGTGCGGGTACGAGTGCGACCTCGACGAGACGCCCGGCGTCTACGAGGGCATCGCCTACCAGCGGGTGCAGCGGAACATCCGGTACAACCACCTCGGCCTCGGGCCCGAGGGGTGGGGCCGCGCGGGCCCCGACGTGTCGCTGCGCATGGACGGCGCCGATGTCGCCGCGCGCACGACGAGGCTCGACGCGCCACGCGCGTACGTGGCCCCGCGCACAGACTCTGGCGCCGCGACGCGGCTCGCCATGAACCAGGAGAAGATCACGATGGCGCAGAAGCAGCAGCGGCGAGACGGCGACGAGTCCGAGCCGAAGGACCAGGGCAAGGATCCCGACAAGAAGAGCGACGCCGAGCAGGAGCCGGCGATGAAGGCCGACATGGTGAGCCCCGAGGAGCACCAGAAGGCCCTCGCGGTCATGCAGGCGAAGTACGAGGCGATCCAGTCCGCGCTCGCCGAGGCCGTGAAGGAGCTGTCCGCGCTCAAGGCCGCGCACGAGGCCGAGGAGTCCGCCGAGGTGTCGGAGGACGATGTGCCCGAGGCCGTGGTCGACTCGCTCGTGGAGAAGCGGCTCGCGCTGCGCGAGAGCGCCCGCGCCGTGCTCGGCGCCGAGGTGAAGCTCGACGGGCTCAAGGCCGGCGAGATCCGCGCGAGGGTGATCGCGCACGCGATGCCGACGATGCGCCTCGACGGCCTCGACGCGAAGGCGATCGACCGGATGTTCGACGGCATCGTCGAGGGCGCGAAGTCCGCGGCCGCGAAGCGCGCCGACGGCAAGGCGAAGGTCGCCGCGGTGCTCACGCCGAGCGCCGAGCAGGGCGAGAACGTGAAGCGCGCCGACGGCGCCGAGCGCGTCGACCACAGCGCGACGCTCCAGCAGCGGCTGATCGACTCGGGCGCGAAGCCCCTGACCTCCAACGCGAAGGTGCCGTGACATGAGCCTCCAGACCAGCGTCTCGTTCGATTTCAGCGAAGCCATCGCGGGGCTCCCGCGCGGCAACGTCAACCGCACCAACGACCGCTACGCCGAGGTGGCGATCCAGTCGGGCGTGCTCGTGTGCCAGGGCACCGACGACCGGCAGTGCAAACTGCCCACGTCGGCGGCCGAGGTCGCCAAGGCCCTCGGCGTCGCGCCGGCGCGCGTGGTGAACGACTCGCACTTCCCCTCGAGCAACACCGCGAACACGACCTACCAGGTCGGCGACAACGTCGGCGCGATCCCCGAGGGCGCGGTGTGGGTGACCGTCGAGGACGCCGTCACCGCGGGCAACAGCGCCTACGTGCGCTTCGCGGCGAACGCCCCGCGCACGCAGAAGGGCGCGTTCCGCTCCGACGGCGACGACCCCGGCGGCGGCGCCACGGCGGCGGTGAACAACTCGATCAAGTTCCTCACCAGCACCGCCGGCGCGGGCCTCGCCCTCGTCTCGGTCAACCTGCCGTGAGCGCGGAGAACACGACCATGAACCTGCCCCTTCGCTACTCCCCGCTCGCGACCCGCTTCGACGCGGGCGAGAGCATCGTCATCGCGCGTTCGCTCGACCACGTCGAGCAGAAGATCACCGAGGTGATGTACGCGGAGCTCCGCGCGCTGAAGCTCGTGCCGACCATCCCGGGCATCGACCCGGGTGCGAAGACGTACACCTTCATGGTGATGGACCGCGTCGGCAAGGCCGCCATCGCCGCCGAGCGCGGCAAGGACCTGCCCCGCGCAGACGTGTTCCTCACGGAGAACACGAGCGGCATCAAGAGCTACGGCGCGCAGTACGGCTACACCACGCAGGAGCTTCGCGAGATCGCGATGGCGGCGTCGCGGGGCGTCAACGTGCAGCTCGACGTGGCGCGCGCCGAGACCGCCGCGAAGATGATCGCGCGCAAGATCGACAACGTGGTGGCCTTCGGCGACCCGGTCGACACGCGCATCAAGGGCTTCCTCAACAACGCGTCGGTGTCGCTCGGCTCGGCGGTCGACGTGTGGTCGAGCCTCACGCCGGAGCAGCTCCTCGCGGAGCTCTTCGCGCTGGCGAACCAGCAGATCATCGTCTCGAAGGAGATCTTCACGCCCGACGTGATCCTCCTCCCGACGACGCAGCACCTGCTCGTGGGCACCACGCCCTACGGCAGCGCGGGGCTCAAGACCGTGCTGCAGTTCTTCAACGAAGCGATGGCCAACATGGGCCGTCAGGTGACCGTCGAGTCGTGGCCGCTGCTTGCGACCGCCGACGCCGGCGGCACTGGCCCGCGCGCGGTGGCGTACAAGCGCTCCGTCGACGTGGCCGGCGCGATCGTCCCGCTGGCCTTCCAGGCGCAGCCGCCGCAGGCCCAGGGCCTGGAGTGGCTGATCCCCTGCGAGGGCGTGTGCGGCGGGTGCGCCGTGAAGCAGCCGCTCGGCATGTACTACCGGGACGGTCTGTGATGCGGGTCCGCAACGCCCACGCCGCCCACTGCGACGGCCTCGAGCCGGGCGCCGAGGGCGAGGTCAACGAGCAGAGCCCCGGGGTGAAGCTCCACCTTCGCCTCGGGCTGCTCGTCGCCGTGCTCGACGAGGAGCCCGACGGCCCCGCCGCCGAGTCTCCCGCGACCGACGCGCCGCCCTCCGAGGCCTCGACGCCGGTCGACTCCGACACCGCCACGAAGCGCTCGAAGCGCACGGGCTGAGCGAAGACACGAGGGCCGCATGGCGTGGACCGCGTCGACATTCAAGGTGCGCTACCCGGAGTTCAACCCGACCTCCGACGCGCTCGTCGACGCGGTTCTCGCCGAGGCCGTCACCGAGCTCGACGCGCGCGTGTTCGGGGCGAGCTACGCGACCGCCGTCGCGCTCCTCGCCGCGCACAAACTCACCACGGGGCCCTCGGGGCAGACCTCGCGTCTCGCGAGCGACATGGCTGACAGCACGTATCGGCAGCAGCTCCAACGCCTGAAGCGCCAGCGCGCGGGCGGCGCGTGGAGCGTCGGCCAGAAGCCAGACGGGAGCATCCTGTGAGCGGCCGCGTCACCGACACCGACCACGGCGCCAAGGCGCTGCGAGAGCGCATCGCGGCCCTCGCGGCGTCGACGGCGCGCGTGCGCGTCGGCATCCTCGAGGACGCACCGAAGCGCGAGCACTCGCCCGAGGGCGGTGAAGCTCCGTCGTCGGCCGCGAAGCCGCTGACGTTGATCGAGGTCGCCGGGTGGCATGAGTTCGGCGCGCCCGACGCGAACATCCCGAAGCGGTCGTTCATCCGCGGCACGATCGATGTGAAGCGCGAGCAGATCTCGGCGCTCCAGGTCGCGGTGCTCACGCGCGTGGTCAAGGGAGAGATCACCGAGCAGCAGGGGCTCGACCAGATCGGCGCGAAGGTCGCGGGCATGATCCAGACTGCGATCTCGCAGGGCATCCCTCCCGCGCTCGCGCAGGCGACGATCGACCGCAAGAAGTCTTCGGTGGCGCTGATCGACACGGGCCAGCTCCGCTCGAGCATCACGTGGAAGGTCGACGGCTGACATGGACCTCGCGACGATCGAGCCCGCGCTTCTCGCCTGGGTCGCAGCGCTGACCGGCGTCGAGGCCTCGTGCGTGCTGTGGGAGAACCAGCCGCGGGTGAGACCGAACACGGCCCTCGTGACGCTCTCGTGGGTGAGCATCGCGGGCGTCGGCACCGACGAGACCTCGTGGCGCTACGCGGAGAACGACGACCCGCTGCTCGAGATGTCCGCGACCGTCGCGGGCCCCCGCGCATGCGTGCTGCAGGTGTCGATCGAGACCTACGACCAGCGGTCCGGGTACACGGCGCGCAGCATCGCGGAGACGGCGCGCACCCGCGCGCGAGGCCCCACGAGCGAGGCGACGCTCCTCGCGGCTGGCCTCGGGCTCGCGGGCGTGGGCGACGTGCGCAGCGCCGACTACCGCGTCGACCAACGGTGGATCCCGCGCACCATCATGGAGTTCCGGCTCAACGCCGAGTCGCGCGTCGCTGACGGTCACACCAGCTACATCGCGGAGGTCGACGCCACGCTGACCCTCGCGGGCACTACTTCCCCCACGGGCTACGGGCCCACGGAGATCACGATCCCATGAGCGATTACCTGTCCGATCTCGTCAACGTGCAGATCAGCTCGACGACTCGCACCCTGACGCGCGTCGGCTTCGGCGTCGGTCTCGCCGCCGTGGGGCGCGTGCCCCCGTCGTGGGGGAGCGACGTGGTGCGCACCTACACCAGCGCGCAGGCGCTCCTCGACGACGGCTTCGCCACCGTCGATCCCGCCTACGAGATGGCGAGCGCGTACTTCGGCGCGACGGTCTCGCCCACGAAGATCAAGATCGGCAAGCGCGCCTCGGGCTTCTCGCAGGTGCTGCGGCTCACCCCGTCGGCGCCCGACACGGGCGTGGTGTACTCGCTCAACGTCGGCGGCGCTGCGGTGTCTGTGACGGCAGCCTCGTCGACCCTCTCGACGCTGCTCACGTCGCTGGTCAACGCAATCAACGCCGAGAACGGCGCGGACCCCGACGCGATCATCGCGACGGGCGCCTCGTCGACGAGCGCGCAGACCATCAGCGGCACAGCCCTCGACGGCGTGATCGGCCGGGGCGCCATCACGCCGGGGCGCGCCCTCTCGCTGGTGCTCTCGTCGCACGCCGACTGGGACGCGACCACGATCACCGTCGCTGGCCTCGGGCTCCGCGGCGAGTCGATCAGCGAGAGCTTCACGGTGCCCAACGGCGGCAACACCACCGTCAACGGGTCGAAGATCTTCACCAAGGTGACCAGCGTCACAGTGCCGATCCAGTCGGGGTCTGGCGGCACGTTCACCCTGGGCACCCGCGCGCGCTTCCTCGCGGCGGCGACCGGCATCCCGTCGGCCTCACGCGTCGACGTGAGCGCGACGTTCGCGAACGACCTGGTGAAGGTGTACGACGTGTCGTCGACGCTGACGCTGCTCGACGTGACCAGCGACGCGGGCCTCGAGACGGACCTCTCCGCGATCCTCGCGGTCGATCACGACTGGTACGGGCTCATGCTCGACGAGCAGTCGTCGGACATGATCGTCGCCGCGGCCTCGTGGGTGCAGTCGCGCCGCAAGCTCTTCGTGGCGCAGTCCGCGGACTCCGCGTGCGCCGACGGCAGCGTCGACACCGACGTGCTCTCGCTGCTGAAGGACGCGGGGTACACGCACGTCGCAGCCTGCTTCTACCCGGCGACCGGGGCGAGCAACGGTTGGCTCGCGGCGGGCGTGCTCGGGAGCCGGCTCCCGGTGGACCCGGGCTCCGACACCTGGGCCTTCAAGACGCTGCCGGGCGTCGCCGCTCGGGACGTGTCGTCGACGCAGCACGAGGCCGTGCTCGCGAAGAACGGCAACACCTACGAGACCGTCGGCGGCGTCGCGATCTTCTACCCCGGCAAGGTGTCCGCGGGCGAGTGGGCCGACATCGTGCGCGGGATCGACTGGCTCGTGGCGCGGATGCGCGAGCGCGTCTACGCCGCGCAGGTCGGCGCCGCGCGCATCCCGTACACGCAGAACGGGATCGACCTCGTCGCGTCCCTCGCGCGCGCGCAACTCGGCGAGGGCCAGCGCGTGGGGTTCCTCGACGCGGCGGTGGCGCCCGTCGTGATCGCGCCGAAGATCGGCGACATCAGCAGCGAGACGCGCGCGACGCGCGTGCTCCCGGCGGTGACGTTCAGCGCGAAGGTCGCCGGCGCGATCCACGCGATCACGATCACCGGCACCGTCACCGCGTGACCAGGGCGTAGAGAATCACAGGGAGCACAGCGACCATGGGCTACGACACGAAGACGCACAACAGCGCGGAGATCAGCGTTACCTTCGCCGGGCTCGACATCGCCTCGGGGCGCGCCGACGAGTTCTGCGCCACCGAATACAACAAGCCGCTCTATGAGGAGCAGGTCGGCCCCGACGGCGAGCTGATCCGCATCAAGTCGAACGACCGCAGCGCGAAGATCACCGTGCGCGTGAAGTCGACCTCCGACGGGCACCGGAACCTGCTCTCGCTCTACGGGCTCGCGCAGCTCGAGCCGAACGGTGGCGACCTCGCGCCGTTTCAGGTGCGCGATCGCAACCGCGGCATCCTCGAGTCCGCCGAGCTCGCGTACATCAAGCAGGCGCCTGCGAACGCGTACGGCCAGGAGCCGGGCGATCGCGAGTGGGTGCTCTACACCGCAAAGCTCGACCGGATCGTGGAGGGCTGATCCATGCGCACGATCCAGGCGAAGGTCGTCACGATCGGCGACACCACGTACGCGATCAAGCCGCTCCCCGCGGGCCTCGCGACGGAGGTGCTCGTGCGCGTCGGTCGCATGGCGGCGCCCGCGTTCGCGGATCTCACGTCGCTGCGAGACGCGGCCAAGGCCGTCGGCTCGCTGGTGTCTGGACTCCTCGTCGACGCGGACCCCGCGACGGTGAAGTTCCTCGAGCAGTCGTTCGCGGGCGTGACCGAGATCGTCGGCGCGAACGACAAGCGCGCGAGCCTCGCGTCGGTGTTCGACGTGCACTTCTCGGGGTACATCGTCGAGCAGCTCGAATGGCTCAAGGCCGCCGCGGAGGTGACCTACGGCCCTTTGCTCGCGAGGCTTACGGCGCCCTCCCCCGCGCCGCAGGCTCAGGCGCCGCGCGAGGGGTGACCATGCGGGTGCCCGGTCACCTGTGCTGGCCGGTGCACCGCGTGGCGACGGCGGGTCTCTACCAGGACACGCTGGCGACGATCTTGACGGAGTGGTCGTTGGCCGATGTCGCGGACGCGTGGTGCGTCTGCGAGGCCGTCGACGCAGCGCGCGCAGCATCGGCCGAGGCCGCAGGGAAGCCGTGACCCGTGAGTGAAGCGCTGCGACAGGTCTTCGCGGAGTTCGGCTTCAAGGTCGACGACGAGCAGCTCGAGGCGTTGAACAAGCGCCTCGACGACCTCGCCAAGAAGACCAAGAAGACGCCCGAGCAGACCGACAAGGCCGCCAAGGGCACCAAGAAGGTCGGCGACGCGGCGAAGGGCAGCGCGAAGGAGATCAAGACCTTCGGCGACGTGATGTCGCGCGTCACCGATGCCGCCGCCGCGAAGCTCGGCGACAAGCTGCGGCAGCAGAGCACGATCGTCGACAACCTCGCGAAGCGCTTCAACGTCTCTTCCGAGGCCGTGGGCAAGGTGTTCGTCGGCGCGACGCTCGCGGCCATCGGTGTGATGACCGTGGCGACGCACGCCGCGTTCGCCTTCGCGCAGTCGTTCGCGCAGCAGTCCGAAGAGCTGCGCGACGTGGCGCGCGACATGCGCATCACCACGACGCAGCTACAGGAGTTCGATCACGCTGCGGCGCAGTCGGGCGTTGGCGTCGACCGGATGCGCAGCGGTCTCGCGCACTTCGCCGAGCAGCTTCGCGCCGGCGAGCGGTGGGGCAACAGCACCACGTTTCTCCTGCGGCGGCTGGGCATCAACGCCCGCGACGCCGCGGGGCACATGCGCCCGATGGCGGAGATCATGGGCGATGTCGCGGTGGCACTCCCGCGCGTCGAGAGCCCGTTCCGCCGCGCACGCGTCGCCGTGCAGCTCTTCGGCGAGAGCGGCCGGCGCATGCTCGACGTGCTGCACGGCGGCGCGGGTGGCCTCGACGCGTTCCGCGATGAGCTCGCGGAGCTCGGCGGCGGCGTCACCCCCGAGGCCGCCGAAGCCGCGCGGCGGTTCGCGCAGGCGCAAGAGCGGCTCGCGCGCACAACGGACTCGCTCCGCAGCGTGCTCGCGACATCGCTCCTCCCGGTGCTCATGTGGGTGACCAACGCGTGGACGAAGGCCGAGGCCGCGCTCGCGAAGCTCACGCGTGGGACGCACGTCGTCGACGTGGTGTTGATCGCGCTCGGCGTGACCGCCGCGGCGGTGGCCGCCGGGCTCCTCGTCGCGTGGGGGCCGGTGATCGCCCCGTTCCTCGCGGCGGCGGCGGCAGTGGCCGCTCTCGTCGCGGTGTTCGACGACCTGTGGACGTTCTTCGAAGGGGGTGACAGCGCCCTCGGCCGCTTCGTCGACCAGCTCTTCGGGGTCGGCACCGCGGGGCAGTACGTCCACGAGCTGCGCGAAGACTTCGACGGTCTGATCGATCTGATCAGCCGCGGCATCGGGAAGGTCGCAGACTTCGTCGCGGCGATCGAAGGCCTCGGCGACGCGATGCCCGATTGGGCCCGCAGCGGCGCGGCGCCTCCGCCGGTGCGCATCCGGCCGCCGCGCAACGCGCCGCCGCCCTCTGCGACCACGGGCGGCGTGACCGCGCGCTCGGCCGGGGCGAGCGTCGACCTCCCGGTGCCCACGGGCGCCAACTTCAGCGGCGCCAACGCGATGCCGGGCGGGCCGATGTTCAACGTGCCGGTGCCCGCGACGCGCGCGGTGCCGGTGCCTGCGAGTGTCACCGCGGGCGCGCGCACGGTGGTGCACCAGCGGTCGGTCTCGCAGACCAATCACCTCACGGTGACCACGAGCGATCCCCGCGCCGCCGCCACCGAAGCGGTGCGACTGCTCGAGCAGCAGCAGCGGCAGCAGCGCGACGCTGACCACCCCCTCGAGGATGACGACCAATGACGGCGACGCTCACATGGCTGGACGCGTCGGGCGCCGAGGTCTCGCTCACCCTCGACGGCACGAAGACGCAGGGATACGAGCACCCGGCCGAGGTGACCGAGCATCCCGTCGAGACCGGCGCGGCGGTGTCGGATCACATCCGCCCGGGCAACCCGACGGTGATGATCGAGGGCATCGTCACCAACGCGCCCGTCGTGATCCCGGCGACGCAGGTGCCCGGCGTCGTGCGCACGCTGCAGACCGTGACGCTCGCGACGGGCGCGAAGGTGCAGCTCCAGCGATGGTCGCAGACGTTCGATCGCGTTGCCGTGTGCGATGAGATGCTCGCCGCGCTGGTCGAGTCGGCTGCCCTCGTGCGGCTCACCACGTCGCTGCGCAGCATGGAGAGCCTCGCGGTGGTCCGGTACAAGGCTGACCGCTCCGACCCGGGCGACGCGGTGACGGTCACCCTCGAGCTGAAGCGCGTGCGCATCGTGTCGACCTCGCGCGCGGCGGTGCCCGCGGTGCGGCGGGCGCAGGTCGCGTCGCAGCGCGCGGCGCAGCCAGTCGACGACCGGAGCGCGCTCGCGCGGGCCCTCGACGGCGGCGCGCCGGTGACGCAGGAGCGCGCCGCGGCCCGCGAGGCATATCGACGGAGGGCAGGGCTGTGAGCGCGATCGTCCCGTGCGTGCCGGGTGGTGTCTCCCGCTGGTCGCAGCGCACCGCGCTCGACGGGCGCGAC